CTTAGTATAATATAGTTATATGATATACATTAAAAAAGATGAGGTCAATCAGATTATCCTTACACTCACTGAGGTAAGTACACTGCCTACTCCTTATTATTTATTTGTTTTTCAGAATGAAATGGACAAGCTGTCTGCACCTATTACATTCTACACTGCTGATACCTCAGCTTATCCTGAACGATTTAATCAGTTTATATTGGATGAGCCTGTAGATTTGGAATTAGTTAAAGGACAGTATACATATAGTATCTATGAGTCATCTATCACACCTCCAACTATTGAAAACTCTACAGGGTTTGTGATTGAAGAGGGCAGGATGGTAGTAAGTGGACCAATAGTATCATCAATTTATGAGTAATTATGGCATTAAAAGATTTTTTTAAAACAGTAAAACACGAAATAGTAGAGGGATATCAGTCATTCTCTACTCCATTCCTTAAAGTAGGAGGTGCAAACTTAACTCTACCCTATGTAAATGGTAGGAATCAGACTAATGGATACATCCCCTTTGGGCAGGACAATCTATTCCCTGAACTCCTTAATCAAATTTTCTATTCTAGTCCATTACATGGCTCAATAGTGGGGTATAAAGTGAATGCAGCTGTAGGAGGTGGATTTAATATAGTAGCTGATAGACTTACACTTGAAGATAAGCTAGAGCTATATACACTAGAAAGAAAATTAAACATAAGAAAGATAGTTCCTGCAGTAACTCAGCAACTCATCCTGCATAATAGAGTATATTTCAAGCTATGTTTTGATGATAAGATGAAGCTCACAAAGATAGTCAATTTATCCCCTGAGAAACTTAGAGTAAACTTAGATAGAAAGAGATACTATATTTGTGATGATTGGGCTAGTAGGATTGGAGTACAGGAGATAAGAAGATATACTCCTACCTCAAGAGACCATGAGCAACTATTCGTGTATGAGGTTGAATGTATTGGACAGGATTATTATCCATTACCTCAATACACCTCAGCTCTAAACTTTGCATTCTTATCAGGTGAACTTAGCTACTTTGCTAAAAGTAATATACAAAATTCAGTCTTTCCTAGCTTTGCTATGATGTTTCCTAAGAGACCTCAGTCTGAGGAGGAGAAAAACATGATAAGAAATACTATTGATAGATTGAAAGGTGCTGCTAATGCAGGTAAAGCTGTAGCATTCTTTGCAAACTCAGCAGACCAACTGCCAAAGATAGAGTCACTACCTACCAATGGTAATGATAGTCTATTTCAGGAGGCATCACAGCTGAATACTGAGCAGATTTGTTTCTCTCACACCATTGATCCTATACTTATGGGTATTCGTACTACAGGATCACTAGGTAATGGCTCAGATATTAAGCAGGCTTACATCATATTTGAAAAAAACGTAGTAATGCCATTGAGAGATATGGTAGCTGACATCTTTAATGAGTTACTATTCATAGCTAAGATAGATGCAGATTTCACAATCAATAACTATCAGATAATTAACGAGGCAATAGTAGAACTTGAGGGAGATCCATCTAAGACTAATGATGCACTTAATACATTGAATCCTGCAATAGCTGCTAAAGTACTAGAAAATATGTCTAAGAATGAGATAAGAGCTTTAGCATCTTTACCTCCATTAAATGATACACCAACACCAACAATCTGATGCTATACTTTATAACAGAAACTTATCTAAAGAATAACACACCCATCACAGCTAATGTAGATGTAAATAATGTTACTCCTTACTTAGCTACTCAAGCTCAGCTAAGAATCATGCCTATATTAGGTACTACATTCTACAATGACTTGCTAACTAAGTACAATGATCAGACATTAGATCCTGATGAGGAAACTTTAGTAACATTCATTCAGCCTATTATAGCATGGAGAGCAGCAGAAGATGCTGTATTTGGTCTATCATTACAGCTAAAGAATAAAGGATTGCAGACTCAGTTTGGAGATAACTCATCATCTGTAGATAGAGGTACAATAGCATTCAGCATGGAACACTATGCACAAAAGGCTGCATTCTTTGAGCAAAGATTAATAAGATACCTACTTAAAAATAGAGCTTTGTATCCTATATTCACAGGTACAACTAACCGAGATACTGACCTTAGACCTATGATTGATGGCTGTAGCTGTTTATCTAATGGATTGCTTGAGTGCAATGGTCTATGTGGAGGTGCTGGAGGCAATGGTTACAATAATTCAATCTTAATAATATGAAGCACTCAGGCATCTTATCAATTATAGTATTCAGTTTAGGATACTTAACAGGCATATCATTAATTTGTGAGCCTGCTCTATATCTTAAGCTAATGGGAGGTAGTATAATAGGCTACCTTAGTTTTATTCTAGCATTACAACAAGAAAAGCGTGAAGATGAAGAGGGGGAGGAATACGAATGAAAGCACAATTATCACTACTACTAATATCTATACAATCAGAACTTTTGACACTTATCTCTATATGCTTTGCATTCTTTTTACCAATAAGTGGGATACTGCTGATGATAGGAATATTAATTGTCATTGATACTATCACAGGCATTTGGAAAGCTAAAAAGATAGGGGATAAAATTACTAGCAGAAAGCTCTCATCTATCATTAGTAAGTTAGCACTCTATGAGGTTACTGTGATTATGTTCTTTTTGATAGACCAATTCATACTAAATGAAATCGTCCTCACTTTTTTCAGTGTACCATTTATGCTCACTAAAATTGTAGCTCTAGTATTATCTAGTATTGAGGTGATGTCTATCAATGAGAATTATAAAGTAGTCAAAGGGATAGACCTATGGCAGTCAATGAAGCTACTATTTGCTAGAGCTAAGGATATTAAAGAGGACCTAAACAAACTGAAATGACTAGATGGGAACTTACATCTAAATATGGTACTGCTAATGTAACAGGAGCAGGATACTTAGTGAAGATTAAGCTACCTTATCCAATGAGAATTGCTTGGGACTTAGACAGCACTGTCAATACTATGATGTGCCATAAGTTAGTAGCTGATAATTTTACAGCTGTATTTAATGAGCTTCTAGCTACCTATGGCTATGATAAGATTAAAGAGTTAGGGATAGATTTATTTGGTGGATGCTTCAACTATAGAAAGATGAGGGGAGGTACAGCTTTATCCATGCACTCATGGGGGATAGCAATAGACTTAGATCCTGCTAGAAACTTACTTAAAGAATCATCGAAAACTGCAAGATTTGCAAGACCTGAGTATAAGGCAATGATAGATATTTTCTATAAGCATGGATTTATATCTTTGGGTAGAGAGAAGAACTACGATTGGATGCACTTTGAAATAAAAGAATGATGAGATACTTAGCTATAATCTTACTGCTCAGCAGCTGCTCTGCTCAATACCATCTTAATAAAGCAATTAAGAAAGGATATACCTGTGAAGAAACAGGAGATACTATCAGAATCACAACTTTAGATTCTATCCCTGTTATCATTCATGATAGCATAGTGTGGGAAAAATTTATAACTACCAAAGATACTATTATCAAGTATAAGACAACTTATGTTCCTAGAACAAGATACCAGGAGAGACTAGCTTATAAACTTAAAGTAAAAACTATCTACAAAGATAGGATAGTAGAGAAAGCTAAAGCTAAGGCTACAAGACCTAGAGCTAATGGCAATCTTAGTCTATTATTTGTGGGAGTAGGTATAGGTTTACTGCTATCATATCTCTTAAAATTTGCTAAAAACAAATATTTGCTCTAAGTTTACACCATCTATGGTAAGAAAAAGACTGTTTTTTGACATTGAGACATCATTCAATGTTGGTATATTTTGGCGATCAGGCTATAACCTCACAATCAATCCAGGTGATATCATCCATGAGAGAGCAATCATCTGCATCTGCTATAAATGGGAGTCAGAGGATGATATACAATTCCTAACATGGGATAAAAAGCAATCTGATAAGGCAATGATTAAAGCATTCCTAAAAGTTATGGCTCAAGCTGATGAAATTGTGGCTCATAATGGTGATAGATTTGACCTCAAATGGCTACGCACAAGAGCCATAATACATGGACTTGATGTTATGCCCTCACCTAAGACTATAGACACTCTTAAATGGGCTAGAAAGTACTTTAATTTTAACTCAAACAAATTAGATTACATAGCTAAGTATTTAGGAGTAGGTCAAAAGATGGATACAGGAGGACTAGACCTGTGGAAAGATATAGTATTTAAGAAAGATCAGAAAGCAATGGATAAGATGGTAGCATATTGCAAAATTGATGTCACTGTCCTAGAAGCTGTATTCAATAAACTCAATTCTTATGCAGCTCCATCTACTCATTATGCTGTAATGGAGGGAGATGAGAAGTTCTGCTGTCCTGAATGTACTAACTATAATGTGAGACATAATAAGCAGGTAGTAACTG